GTAATAAAGTATGGGATGGAAAGATTCGTCTTTTCAATACTCAATCAAAAGAATTATATTCTGGTTTATATCATTATGTTGAAAAACTTGCAAATGAAGAAGGTAGAAACTATAAGATAGAATTAGAAGATTCTCAATATGGTTATCCAAATGAAAAACAAAACGTACCTTTAGATTTTTTAGACTCATACAATTTAACAGTAAAAAATAGACCTATAAAAATAAGAGACTATCAGCTTGAAGCAATAAGTTATTGTCTTAATAATAAACAAGCATTATTGTTATCACCTACCGCATCAGGTAAATCACTTATAATATACTGTGTTGTAAGATGGTTCATAGAAGAATTCAATAAGAAAGTTCTAATAATAGTTCCAACAACATCATTGGTTGAACAGATGTATTCAGACTTTGCAGATTATTCTAGAAACGATATAGGATTTGAAGATTCTTGTATCCATAGAATATATGCAGGTAAATCTAAAACTGCCGACCATGATATAGTAATTAGTACATGGCAATCTATTTACAAAATGCCTGGATCATGGTTTGAACAGTTTGGTTGTGTTTTTGGAGATGAAGCACATAACTTTAAAGCAAAATCATTAAGTACTATATTAAGTAAAATGAGAGAATCTGAATATAGATTTGGAACTACCGGTACACTAGATGGGACACAAACGCATAGGCTTGTATTGGAAGGTCTGTTTGGTAAAATACTTAAAGTTACATCTACAAAAGAACTTATGGACAAAGGTGCTTTAGCAAAATTAGATATTAAAGTTTTATTATTAAAATATAGTGATGAACTATGCAAGGCAATGAATGGATCGAAGTATAATGAAGAAGTTGATTTTATTGTTAGGTATGAAGCACGTAATAGATTTATCTCTAACTTAGCTCTTGATCAAAAAGGTAATACGTTAATCTTATTTCAATTTGTTGATAAACACGGCAAACCATTACATACTATGATATCAGAAAGAGCAGATAAAGATAGAAAAGTATTCTACGTGTCAGGCGAGACGGGTGTGGACGCGCGCGAGGAAGTTAGAAATATTACAGAGCAAGAAAAAAATGCAATTATTGTAGCAAGCATGGGTGTGTTTTCTACAGGTATAAATATTAGGAATCTGCATAATATTATATTTGCATCTCCTTCAAAGAGCCAAATAAGAATATTACAGAGCATAGGTCGTGGACTAAGAAAAAGTGATGATGGTAGACCTACTACATTATTTGATTTGGCTGATGATTTACATTGGAAGAAAAGCAAAAACTTTACATTAAATCATGCAGCCGAGAGGATTAAAATATATTCGAGAGAGAAATTTAAGTACAACATTCATGAGTTAGAAATATGACAGAAAAAGATAAAACATTTGATGACGTTAATATTCGACATTTTAAATTAGTAAATGGAGAAGAAGTTATTTCATATGTAGGATCAGCTGAAACCACTGAAGATACTCTAATTCATTTAGAGCGACCATTGCAGATACATCGCATGGGAATGGGAAGTTTCTTTTTTTCAAAGTGGCATCCATTTTCTAAGAAAGATGAGTGTGTAGTTAATCCTAATCAAATTGTATCTCATTCAGAATGTGCAGATATTGTAAAAGAAAGATATATAAAAATTTGTCTAGATATTAGTAAAGATAAGAGTGAAGCTGAGTTTGTTGATAAAGCAGAAATGGAAGAATTTGAAGATGAAGTAGCAAAAAAGGCAGAAGAAATACTCACACCTCTACTAACAAAAGACGGTAAAGGACCTACATATCATTAGGGTATCCTCCTCCCTCCAAAAACCTCTATTAATTATACCATATATTCTGCGGTTTGTACACCGTTAATCTGCAGTAAAAGGAAAAAAAATGCGTAGAGGTAAGAGAAAAAGAATAAGATGGGAAGATATAGAGTCACCGTGCGTCAAGATATGTAAACTAGTTGAAAGAGTTTGTATTGGTTGTGGCAGATCACAAGACGAAATACGAGATTGGGTTAATAATGACAGATGAACAACGCCAAATAATAATGACGAGATTGCAAAAAAACGGTTTACATTTTCGTCAAACTATGGTAGAATAATAGTTATGAAAGGAAATAAAATGAAAAAACAAAAGCCACATTATGTGAATAACAAAGAGTTTTCACTTGCTGTGGTGGAATATGTTAAAACAGTTGATGCAGCAGAAAAACAAGGTAAAGAGATTCCTAATGTTACAAACTATATTGCAGAATGTTTTTTAAAGATTGCACAAGGTCTATCACATAAAGCTAATTTTATAAGATATACTTATAGAGAAGAAATGGTTATGGATGCTGTTGAAAATTGCTTAAAGGCAATAAGAAACTATAACATAGACGCAGCTACTCGAACAGGTGCACCTAACGCCTTTGCATATTTCACACAGATTTGTTATTACGCATTCTTAAGAAGACTAGCAAAAGAAAAGAAACAGCAGGATATTAAATTTAAGTTTATTGAAAAAGCTGGTATAGAAGATTTTGTACATTACGATAGAATGAATTCAAATTCAGATACATCTGTAACTCGATCATTTGTTGATCAATTAAGAGAAAGAATTGAAGTAGTACGTAGTAATGACAGAGTCATATCTGATTTTGCAAAAGAAGAAAAGAAAAAGAAGCCACCTAAAGCAAAAGCAGGTGTTGAACTTTTTATGGGATGATTAAATGAAATTAGCAGTCTTGAATGACACTCACTGTGGTGTCAGAAATAGCTCAGACATATTCTTAAAATATCAAGAAAGATTTTTCGGCGAAGTCTTTTTTCCTTATTTAAAAGAAAACAATATAACGCAAATACTACATTTAGGTGATTTTTATGATCATCGTAAGTTTGTAAACTTTAAAGCATTAAATGATAATCGTAAAGTATTTCTAGAACCTATGCGTGATTTAGGAATAACGATGGATATTATTCCTGGCAATCATGATGTTTATTACAAAAACACTAACAGACTATGTTCATTAAAAGAGTTGCTTGGTTATTTTACTAGCAATGTAAACATACTTATGGAACCTACAGTCGTAGATTATGCAGGTTTAAAAATAGGTTGTTTGCCATGGATGAATGCAGAAAATTCAGAAAAGTATTTAAGCTGGTTGCAGAATGTAAAATGTGATTGGATTGGTGCACATTTAGAATTGAGTGGTTTTGATATGATGAGAGGAATAAAAAGTCCTCATGGTATGTCATCAGATTTATTCAAAAGATTTGAAATGGTAATGTCTGGCCACTTTCATACTAAATCACATAAAGACAATATCTATTATCTTGGTTCTCAAATGGAATTTACCTGGGCAGATGCAGGTGATCCTAAACACTTTCATATTATAGATACTGAAACTAGAGAACTTACCGCTATAAGAAATCCTATAACAATGTTTACTAAAATATTTTATGATGATACAAAAGGTATTCCTCAAATTAATCCTGAAACTCTTGAAGATCATTTCGTAAAAGTTGTAGTAGTAAATAAAACTGATCCTTTTAAGTTTGATAAATTTATAGATGCTATACAACAGATAAAAATACATGAACTTAAGATCGCAGAAACATTTGATGAGTTTCTTGGTTCGAATGTTTTAGATGATAATATTAGTGTTGAAGATACTACTGAACTATTAGATTCGTATATTGAAGCAGTTGAAACAGACTTAGATAAAGATCGTATGAAAACAAACATGCGTAGTCTATATGTTGAAGCACAAGATAAGGAAATACTATGATAAAATTTAATGTAGTCCGTTGGAAAAACTTTCTTTCAACCGGTGATACATTCACGCAAATACAGATTGATAAATCACCAAGCACATTGATTGTAGGTGACAATGGTTCAGGTAAATCAACGCTTCTTGACGCGGTGTCATTTGCTTTATTCGGCAAACCCCATAGGAATATCAATAAGATTCAGATGGTTAACAGTATAAACAATAAAGGTTGTGTTGTAGAAGTTGAGTTTGAAATAGGATCACATTCATTTAAAATTGTAAGAGCAATTAAACCAAATAAGTTTGAAATCTGGCAGAACGGAAACATGATTAATCAGGCTTCTGCATCAAGAGATTATCAAAAATATTTAGAACAAAACATTTTAAAGCTTAACCATAAATCATTTCATCAAATTGTTGTACTTGGTTCAAGTTCTTTCATTCCTTTCATGCAGCTTCAGACATATCATAGAAGAGCTGTGATTGAAGATCTATTGGATATTCAAATCTTTACTAAAATGAATATGATATTAAAAGAAAGAAATAGTGTTTTAAGAGATGAATTAATTGATGCAAATTACAATCTTGATTTGACAAAAGAAAAGATTACAGTTCAAAAGAAATATATTAAAGATATTACCGAAATGAATGAAGAACAGATTGACGGTAAGCAGCTTGAAATTGATGAAGCAAGAACTGAAATTGAAGTATTGAATGAACATATAAAAGATTCGAATGATTATGTTGTAGAGCATCAAGACAAAAACAATAACGCATTAAAAGAACTACACGACAAAAAACAATCTTTATCACAATATAAGT